CCACCAAAGAAAATGAAGAATAACGGATTTTTAGAACCAAGATAATTATGGCATACGTATTATTTATATCAGAAGAAAAACTTAAATCAAGTACAAGTACTAACCTAAATGTAGATCCTGATTTATTACTTCCATTTGTAAGAGAAGCTCAAAAGCTTTATGTAGAAACTGCTTTAGGAACAACACTTACACAGAAGTTAAAAGACTTGATAACAGCAGGTACGATAGGACAACCTGCTAATGCAGCTTACAAGACGTTGTTAGATGATTACGTTGGAGATATGCTTCCTGGATATAGTTTATATCACGCATTACCTTTTTTACGTTTTAAGATAGAAAATGGAAACATATATTCTAAGACATCAGAAACAGGTACAGCATTGACTACTGAAGAAGCACAATCATTTAGAGAAGAAATAATGAACACTTGTTCATATTACAGAGAAAGGTTAATAGATTATATATGTAATAATATGTCTAGCTTTCCTGAATACACTCAGAATAGTGGTGCTGATGTGGATGCGTCAAGAGCCAACTATTACAACGGAATGAATCTTGAGAGACCAATGCCACAAGGAACTAGACTTACTTTAAGAAACTTTTTAAACGCATCTGACTATTCATAATGAAGAAACACTATAAACCAAAATTAATTAACGTAACTAAGCTGAAATCCTACTTAGAAAGTAAGCCAAAAAATAACAAGAATGAACGACCTAAGAGACACAATACAAGTAGGATTAGCTAACGGTTCAGCTATTGGCTTTACTTTAGCAAGTGCAAACGAAATATTAAGTTTTGTTGCATTGATACTTTCAATAGCATATACAATATATAAATTTTTTAAATTTGAAGATAATAAATAAATGGCTCGTAAAGTTATTTCAAGCACTTCTAAGAGCATTAGAAGAAAAAGAAAGGGTAGACACTCAAAGCAAGACAAAAACACTTACAGAGGACAAGGGCGTTAGTCTAGTCTTAATTAGAGATACTTTTACAAAGGAGTCTATAATTGGTAAGTTGTACGTTGATGGAGAGATGTTCTGTGATACTCTTGAGTTGCCTTATAAGGATAATCAAAGACGTATCTCTAGTATTCCTATTGGAGAATATAATGTAAGGTTTAGATATCCTAGAGAAAGTGGCACAAGAGACTATTTACACTTGTTAGTACAAGACGTTCCTAATAGAGACTATATACTATTTCACAAAGGCAATAAAGCAGAAGATTCAAGGGGTTGTATTCTAGTAGGACAGAAACGTGAACATAATTTTGTTAGTAACTCTTCATTAGCTATGTCATTGTTAATGAAAGAAATAATAAATTTGGGAGGAGAAAATATTAAATTAATAATTAAAAATAAATAAAATGAAAAATTACATTATTACACAACTTCTTACATCTAAGAAGGTATGGTTAGGACTAGCATCTATTGTTATTCCTTTAATTGCAAATACTTTAAATGTAGATGAAGAATCAGTATCAAAAATTTGGTGGAGTTTAATCGCTATGTTAGGAGGGCAATCATTCGCAGATTTTGGAAAGTCAAAGAAATAATCGTTATAGATTGAAGCCACACGAGATAGTCGCTTTACAGAAAATGAGAGAGTCTGAAACACGTAACATATTAGTTATTGGAGACTTACACGAACCTTTTTGTTTAGACGGCTATCTTGATTGGTGCATAGATCAATACTACACTTATAAATGTACTGAAGTAGTATTTATAGGAGATGTAATAGACAACCACTTTTCTAGCTATCACGAAACTTCAGCTGATGGTATGGGTGGTGCTGATGAATTAGATTTTGCTATTAAACGTATTGCAAGATGGAGAAATGCTTTCCCTAAAGCAACTGTTATTATAGGTAATCACGACAGAATTATAATGCGAAAAGCACAGACTTCAGCAATACCAAGTAAATGGATAAGGTCTTATAAGGAAGTATTAGAAACTCCTGATTGGAACTTTGTAGAGCATTATATTAAAGATGATGTTCTTTATCAGCACGGAGAAGGTGGTACTGCTAGAACTTCTTGTAGAGCTAATATGATTAATGTTGTACAAGGACACTTACATACACAAGCTTACACAGAACACTATGTTGGTAAAAAGTTTAGAGTCTTTGGAACTCAAGTAGGTTGTGGGATAAATCACAAATCTTATGCTATGGCTTACGCAAAGTATGGTAAACGTCCAGCTGTTGGTTGTGCAGTTGTATTAAATAATGGTAAAACTCCATTAAATCTTTTAATGCCTTTGTAATGAAGAAAGATATAACTTGGCAATTATTTGCATTTTATTTACTTATAATAATTATACTACTTATATCTAGTCATTTTCTTTCTTAACACTTAAATTGTTAATAAGTATATTAATAAACTTGTGAGTTTCGTTTATTTATTGTACTTTTGTATCATTATTAATCAAAACTATTTAAGATGTCAAAATTTAGAGTAATCAATCGTACAACAAGACAAGAACATATCTTTAACTCAGAAGAAATAAAAAGATTCTTTAATAAGAACCTTATGTCTGACTATGCAATCAGCTCAATAAAGTACGAAGAACAAAAAAAATATAGTTTACTAGCAGATATTATTGTAGGTATTGCTTCAGTAATTTTAATTGTATGGATAACTAATTTAGTAGTATCATAATGAATTACGAAGAATATACAAAATCAACTAATCAAAATTGTGTAGATCCTACTGAATGGAATGGTACTAATCCTTGTTGTGAACAATGTGATGAAGAACTAGACCAATCAGATTATGATACTATATGTGTAGAATGTTATGAAAATAAATTAAATAATTAAGAAATGGAATTTAAAGAATTAAAAAAAGAACTCCCTTATAAGTGGAGAGTACAATCAACAAAATTTGGTAAAACAACTTGTGTAGCTTATATAGACGCAAGAGATTGTCAAGACTTATTAGATGAAGTAGTAGGTGCTGGAAATTGGCAAAGTAAATATTATACAGAAGACAATAAACTTTTTTGTAAAGTAGGTATATGGAATCAAAAGCTTAATGAATGGGTATGGAAATCAGACACAGGATCAGAATCTAATGTAGAAAAAGATAAAGGGAAAACATCTGATGCTTTTAAAAGAGCTTGTGTTTGTTGGGGTATTGGTAGGTTTTTATATAGGTTACCAATTCAAACATTAAAAACAAAGAAACATAGTAATGGTAGAGAATATCCTTACGCACCTGAAAAAGATAAAATAATCTTTGATGGAGATACATTAACTAAATATATAAATTGGAAATTAAGTAATAATTAAATAAATAAAAAAAATGGAAGTAAAAGGAACAATTAAGAAAAAGTTAAAGCTACAAAGTGGAACAAGTAAAGCTGGTAATGAATGGCAAAAGCTAGATGTAATAATAACTCAGTCTGATGAGTATTCAAAAGAAGTATGTATTACTGCATTTGGAGATAAAGCTATTGAATCAGTTAAAAGATTTAATGAAGGAGATAGTGTTGAGGTATCTGTAAACGTAGAAAGCAGAGAGTACAATGGTAAATACTACACAAACATTACAGGATGGAAATGGGCTAATGTTAATACATCAAAAGATAATGTTATTATGGGTACAGATTTTACAGGTACTATGCCTGAAGATTTACCTTTTTAAGATGACTGAAGAAACTAACTTTAAAGCTATATGTGGTATTGCTACAACTGTATTAGGTATGCCACACGGATCTTTATCATTGAAAACAAGAAAAAGACCAATACAAGTTGCTAGAGCAGCTTCAGCTTATATTGCTATGAAAGAAGATAACATACATAGAAACGTAATAGCAGATGTTTTAAATAGAGATAGAGCAGTAACTTATCACTACCAAGCTATGCACAAGAAACTGTATGCAACTTGTCTAGTATATCGTAATACTTTTAATAAGATCTATAAAGCATATAAAAATATAGATGGTGCTAAAGAAGTATTTATAGATAAAGACTTTATGAAAAAGCATTTGCTTAGAAATGGTGTTAAAGAATCAAAAAATCCCGATGTTATACTAGATATACAAAGTGGTGGAATATCTTGTAAAGTAAAAACTTCTTACTTTGATTACTCTATTCAAGTTGAAAATGTTAATCTTGCAATGAAGAATTATCACTATACAATAAAGATTATATAATGCAGAAACCAAACTACTACGCAATTATTCCAGCTGAAGTAAGATATAGCAAAAAGCTAACACCTAATGCTAAATTACTTTATGCTGAGATAACTGCTTTATCTAATAAAGATAATGTATGTTGGGCTAGTAATAAATACTTTTCAAATCTTTACAATGTTTCAACTGTAACAATTAGCAGATGGATAAGTAGTTTGGTTAAAAACAACTTTATAATTAGAAAAATTATATACATTAAGGGTACTAAAGAAATTGATAAGAGGTATTTACAATTATGTAGTGAGGGTATTAACAATATTGATAAGACCCCTATTAACAAAATTGTTAAAGATAATATTACAAGTATTAATACTACAAGTAATAATATAATAATAAGGGAACAAAAATTTTTAGATCAAGTTTCTTTATTAGATTATGATAATAGTATTAAAAAGTCATTTACTGATTATTGGACAGAGTCAAATAAGTCAAATACTAAAATGAAATTTGAAATGCAAAGTACATTTGATATTAATCGTAGATTAGCAAGATGGAAAAAGAATGATAAATCTTGGAATAAACCACAACAAAAAACAATGTCTAAATTAGACGCACAAATAAATGCTTGGGAAGAAGCTAAGAAATTAATATAATTATGAAACCACTAAAACAAGAAAACTTACAAGAGCTAACTAATAAAGTCCTAGACTTAGTAGCAAAAACATCAGTTGAAATAGGACATAAGACTGATCCTAAAACATTAGCTAGTCTTAGTAAGATATTTGCACAAGACTTAATACAAGAGAAAAGATTTGGGAATATGACTTGGAATCAAGTAGAGGATGCTTTTCATCAAGGAGTAAGGTTTGGTAAAGATGAACCATTCCTAAACATCAGAACTTTTTACAAATGGTGCTATTCTCAAAAACAACTTAT